ATCGTTTGTTTTGGGCTCAAATAATCATAGTAATAACCTCATATTATATTGAATAACCGCATTTTTTTATTTTTAAACATCAACGTGTCCATTTTGGGTTTTTAGTGTATTTTTATGTATCTTATCTACATGGGATATGCTAGATATTAAAAATGATAACGAAAGGAAAAAAAATGCAACAATTAAAAGAAAAGATAAAAGAAACAAAATCATTTTCAATCTTCAAAAGTTTATTGAACAATGATTATGAGATACACGATAAAAAAGGTCTTTTGACTACTCGTGATACTTTAAATGAAGTTGAAGTATTTATTAAAAATAATGACAACAAAAAACAAAGATAAAATAACTGGGGGTGTAAAAGCCCCCACAACAATGAAAGGTAACAAACAATGAAAAAACAAACACAAATCTTAAACAAGATAAAAAAAGAAATGAGAAAATCTTTTAAACTTTTTCCAAATAGTTTTTTTGATTTCACAGACTCGTCTGAATTAGCACATAAAAGAGTTGTTAAATGTTTAGACGAATTTAACTTATCAATTAAATCTAAAATGGATTTAGATTTTAAATTAATGGATTGGTATATGAAGCTTAAACAAAGAATATTAAATAAAAGGGAAAAAAATTATGTTAAATACATTAAAGGACTCGAAAAATAAAAAGTATACAGAACTATTGTTTGTATATGCTCCCTCAGACAAAGCTTATTTGACTGAGAAAGAACTCAAAGAAACTTATCCTATAGCTTGGCAAAATATAAATAAACGATTTTTATTTGATATGAAAAATAAAAAATATCTAAAAGACACTAACTTTAAAAATAAAGTTTATAAAAAATTCAAGATTGATAAAGTCTTTAGATTAGCTTTTGATAATCACTTTGCCTTTTTAAGTGAAATTTTAGCTAAGGACAAAAAACTACCAAGAGGAGGTATTATTAAATGAAAAATAAATGTGAAGATTGTAATGGAGTTGGTTATCTTAAGGGAGTTATATCTTATGGTTCTATTCCCTTAAATGACCCATACAGAAAACCACACATTGAAAGGTGTGATACTTGCGAAACATTTAGTAATGATAAAGAAGTTATACAATACTTAAGCAAAGGTTCAAAAACTAACAAGAACATTTAACAGATTTATTATTCTAATTTCATGCTTTGTATTTGAAATGTTTCATGTATGTTCTAAAAACTGTTCATTATGGGTTTATGTGGTTAAATGGGTGAACATGTGGTTATTGTGGTTGTTGTGGTCAATAAAAACTCTTTAAATAATTGATAAGATATGATAAGAAATGATATTAATAATAACAAAGGAAAAACAATGAACACAGCTAAAAAACTAAAAGCCGAAGAAAAGAAAATAGTATTGGCTTACATAGAGTTTAAGCTTAAAAGAAATCGTTTGGACAGAGAGTTATTTACTATGAGAGAGTCTGTTGTAAATCTCTTTAAAAAAACAAAGCTTAATATTCTTATGGTTCAAAATAAACAAGGTGAAACACTTGGTTTACAAAAAAGAACCATTAAAAGGCTAGATTTCAATGAAAAAAAATTTAAAGCCGATTATCCTGAGTTGCATGAGAAATACAAAGAAATGAAGACTCAGGAACAATATAAGACGCTTGCAGATACTAACTAAGAACTGTATAATATTGGCGTTTATATAAACATTTTCTTGTTATCATCAAGGGGGCCTAGGGAGACTGAAGCCCCCTTTTTTATTGTTCCGTTGTCCGTTGATATGTGATATAAACGAATCATAGGAGGACACATGACATAACTATGGTCGATAGGGTAGCATGCTCTCTCGACATCTTTTCCCCAAAAAAGGTTGTATTACATGTTGCCCTATCTCCTCAAACAACGAACAATGGACACAAAATTTATGATAATTGTAGCAACACTAACTTTCTTTTATTGGTATTACTTAACCTTTTATGTTATCTGATTTCGAATTTTTTATAATTACAGCGATTGTTTGCTCTTTGGCTTTCGGTTGGGTTTTTTTCGGTTAACTAAACTACTCCAAACTCTAATTAATCGATACCACTCTTTTTTATATTTATTATCTCTAGTTTTTTCCCAAAGTTTAGCGATTTCATTAATCTTAGTTAAAAGGCGCATAAATTAAAAATGCCCAAATAAAGCTTAAACCAATATAACCCGTTCTCGGCCAATTAATCCTTAATCTTGCGCAAATTTTTTTTCTCAAACTCATAACTTTAATTCTGTTAATCCTTTATTATCACCTAAATTACCTCTCATAAAACTATTAAAAGCTAAACTAATTCTAGTA